ACAATAAAACATTTAATACTAGCCGTGATGGTGATACCGTTGTTTCCATCCCCGTTTCTGAAAACTCCAGAGATGTTTTTAGGAGAACAGGTTTGTATGGTTAATCAAAAGGGAACTCAAAGAGCCCCCTTTATGTTTAAGACTTACTCTTGAGCAAGTTTCTCAAAGTAAGACATAGCATTCTCATCATTAGATGATGTAGTATCGCTATCAACTACTGGTGCTTCTGAAACTTCAGTTAAATCAGCAACATTACCGACAGTAGTAGTGCCTGCAGTTACTCTTTCAAACCTTTCTTTCAATTCACCATATGATTTGAAATTAGTTGCTGAAGTAAATTCAGCAAGTGGGTATTGTTGATGCCAGAGTAGTTCCAATTTCTTGTCATCTCCGTCAATCACAGCACTAGGTTTTTCAAATTCAGATTTATCATAATTCCAAAAACCATCAACTTTTCTAATTTTCAATTTGAAATTAGCACCTTTCCAAAAATCAAAAGGATTAATAGGTTTTTCATCTTCAAATTGTGGTTGCATTGCTTCCATCAATTTGTCAAAAATTTTTCTTCCATATTTGAAAAGTCTTACCTTACCTTCATGTTCTGGGTGTTTGGGGTCACTTATTACTAAAATGTTAGAATAGTAATTAAGTTTCCTCTTTCTCTTTCTTGCAAGTTCTTTGTCTGGTTCATTTCCAGTATTCCAAAGAAGTGTATTTGCTTCAGAGACAGGGTCTTTTTGAGTCAAAGTTGTTAATGAATTTTCAATGTACCATTGTCCAGTCGGGCCTTGAAATGCATGACTCCAAACTTTAGTCCATGGCATATCTTCCTTATCTGGTGCTGGTAAAAATCTGATAACAGCATAACCATTTCCTGTTTTATCAAGTTCTGGTTTCCAAAATCTTTCATCAACAAAACTTTGTTTATCTGCAGGCGCACTTTCTTTTTGGACTGCAGATAGTAGTTTATCTAAACCACTATTTCGTTTTAATGACTCTAACGACATATCGTTTCTCCTTATGTGTATCTATATTTGTCTTATCCAATTTCTTTCATGATATAAAACATATTTAATATATTATACTTTATTTCTTAGCATTTGTCAAGTCTCGAAAATTCTCATCTGAAAGATTCCAGATACCCATTTGATTCATATTAGATACATCAAAACTAACATGTACTTCCTTAGTTTTATTGATATTATTAGTTAAAGTATATGTCAATAACCACTCATTTTCCGATAACTTTTTTATCTTATTCATTCTTGTTAACCTCCCAAATTTGATTTTACCAATTTCTGCAAAGTAAATTTATATTTAGTCTTATCAAATTCCAGAAATCTTCGATACTTATCAAGAAAGATTTTTGTTTCTGGCCACACTATATCGTCACTCAGCATCTTATCCCATTCTTTAAAATAAGAAAGGATATCATCCAAGATAATTAAAGTTTCTGGAAAAATCCTTTTTGCAAGATATCCCTTTAAAAGAATTGGATGTTTTCCTTTCTCACATTCAAAAATGTATTCAAAATTTTTTATATTATAATCATTTTTATCCATACAAATCTCATTTATCAACAATAAAATATTTTGTTCGAAAGTGTAAGATAAACTTTCCATTCTTTTTTTCCAATCAGAATAATTCTTTTCAGAAAATTCACCAATCCAACCTTTATGTGATTGAACAAAATTTGCAATGTAATAATTTTTTAAATCTGTTGGATTTGAATGTGCTTTAGATGCCTTGTAAAAAATCTTTCTATCATTTCTTTTAAAAAAAGATTCTTTAGTCGATTTTGTCTTACCACCATATTGAATAAAATCATAATTACCTTTCTCAAAATGTGCCTTCATGCCAAGATATAATTTATATGCATCATATGAATCCATTATATTATAAATCAGGAAGTTTCCCTGCCTTTGGAAAGAAATTTAAATCTCTCGCATCTAATTCTATTTTTTCTTTTAATGTTTTGGATATCAATCGACCAATTGATGATGGGTCAATATCATTCATCTCACAATAATGTAACACCGCCTGCATATGCGACATTTCATAATTTTTAACAATCTGTTCTATTTCTAATTCGAATGTTCTTTGTGTTTTAAATGACATTTTTGACTCTAACATAATATTCACTCGCATAACTTTTTCATTCTAATAGCGGTGGTTTTTCTGTTGCTAAGAAAACCACCAAACTCCCACCACTTTTTTTTAAGCGGCTAGTTGATAATCAAAGTTATCAGTTGTTTTTTCCATAACCCTTTCGTATTGCAATCGAATCCATGGCGCCCCCTCATATCGTTATTAATCAATGGAGGCGGGAGAAATCGAATCTCCGTCTTACAATCCTACTTAACGGATTACTTAGTTTATTTATAAGTATGACATAAAAAAAATAATTTGTCAAGTGTGGAGCTAACGGGATTTGAACCCGTAATTTTTCTGTGCAAGAGAAATGGTTTCCCAGATTAGCCTATAGCCCCTCGTTATGTATTAAGGCCTTGCATATTATCTTCTTGAGTAAAAATCTTTAAAGATTCTTCAAGTAGGTGTAGATAATCTTTTTTATCTTTAACAAATTCTTGAACAGTTCCATCTTCAGTTACAACCAAAATCGCAATCTGGTCTATACTTATTCCAGTTCTTTCTTCAAACATCTCAGAATATGCAGTTGCTTGTATGTAATAATTTTCATTCCATTCATCATTTCGTTCACTTCTTGATGTCTTAAAATCAATTACAGTAGGTATTCCATAGTATTTCGCAACACAATCCACCCTACCAGCAACCATTAATTTATCTGACCATAATGAAGTTTCCTGTGCATATATGTTATCAATATTTTTTAATACTTGGTCTTTTAATCTATTAAATAAACAATATCCAAGAAAATTTCTTTGTGAATGTTTTGCAAAATCGGTTGAATTATAAATGTGTTGGTTCATCAAATAATCTTCACACATTTTATGAACAGCAGAACCACGACTAGCTGCAGTTCTAGCAATATGATTCGCAACATCTTCTCCAACTCGTTGTCGCCATTCAAATAATCCTTCTTTTTTTCTATTGGATAAAACTGTCGTTATAGACGGATAAAGAATTCCTTCTGGAGTTATATAATATCGTTTTCTATCTACATTCTTTGTTGAAATTTCTGGAACATATTTTATTTCTCTTTTAAATTCATATAATTTATTCATAATATATATTTTTTCGTTATCAACCACCAACAAGTCCTAATTTAATTTTATTAATCAAATAATTTCTAACAAATCCTGAACGAACTATATCACCGAGGTTATATTCAATTAATGTAAATTCTTCCATTTGTTCAAGAATTCTAGTAAAATCTAAAATAGCATTTTTCTCTCGTGTCTTAACTAAATCAGTTTGGTCTATATCACCACAGAAAATTATTTTACTATCTTGACCAACTCTTGTAATAATAGTATCTAATTCATGAAAATTTAAATTTTGAGATTCATCTACAATAATAATAGAATTATCAAAAGTTAATCCTCGAAGAAAAGAAGTTGAAAGAAAATATAAAGTTTGTTGTGTTTTCAATCTATCATACAACGAACTAAATGCAACTTCATTTGGTTGTTCAAACATAAACTGCACCATATTTTGATATACCGTTTGATATAAAAGTGTTTTATCTTCTTCATCACCAGAAACAGATTCTATATCTCTTGTTGGCATTAATGAACGAACAAGACATACTCTATGATATGGACTTTTTAAATCCAGAACATCTTTAAGTGCAAGATATAATGCAACAAAAGTTTTTCCTGTTCCAGCAGCACCATATTGAAAAAGATTTTGTCCTTTTTTAAATGCATCAAATGCTACTTTTTGATTATCCGTAACTGGTTTTATATTAACCAATTGAGAATCTGTAATTTCTTTTACTTTCTTTTGTGTCGCCATTATCTAAAACCCTCTATAAAAAAGGGATTGTCATGCAACAACCCCCATTGATACATGAGCTGATTGATTTCAAAGCTTCCAAACCCTTTTTTGATGATACTTTAATATCGAAGGTCATGCTGAAATTTCTAGCTCGTATCATTGTAATATTTATATCATTCCTTATCTTTCAATTGTTTATTTAGATGTCGTTGAAACACTCTTTCACCCTTTTTTTGTTTAATTGTCCTGTTATTTCCATATCTACCTGCAAGTGGACTATTCGGATGTCCTTCTGAAATCTTTTGTAAAGTTTCTTTCCATCCCGAATCCATTTTATGTTCCATATTAACACCAGACACGATTGCTGGAGCAGCAGGTACTATTTTGATATGTGGATTTTGTTCTAAATATTCTTCCATTTCTGAAATAGACATAAAAACTTCTTCTATTTTATTCGTTTTTGAATCTATTAAGTCGTAAGTTGGCAAAATTATATCTCCCTATTATAAAATATTATAATATTATACTCTATCTAAGTGGATTTGTCAAGTCATCATATTTTCCATATTTTCGAATTACATCAGATAATCCAAATTTTATATCACTATACATGGTGCTTTCTTGTGTCCAAGATTCTTTTGACCATTTAAGTTTTTCACACATACGCACATACATGCCGATTTCTCTACCATGTGCTTCTACTTCCCATGGCAAATCATAATAATCTAATCCTTTGATATCCAATACTGTATCTTGCCATTTATATCTATTCGCATCTCTGACATATTCATACATTTCACCTTTTGTCCATTGTTTAAGATGTACTAGTTCGTGTGCTAATGCTATAAGTTTATTTCTAAGTTTTATTTTATTATCTAAATTGATAGTAAATTTTTTTGGTCTACGGGTATCAATTTCATCATTCCATATACATTCCCCTTCTATTTTTTGTTTTTTAAAAAGAGTATCACTATAAAAAATAGAAATTGAAAGTTTAGATTGAATTCGTTTGGATAAAAGATGGTCAAGATACCATCTTACAGATAATCTAGTTTTTATTTTGGTTTCGGCATCACATCCTCTTATAAATAATCTCATAATATTATTTATATTACAAATAACTTTATAAAATCTTTAGTAAATGAAAATGGAGTCTCTTAGGTACAAGACTCCACTAACCGATTAGTGGGTTTTATAACCCATAAACTGATTCTAATCCCGCTGTGATGATAGCTTGACTTGGTGTGCCAATTCTATAAGAAGTACCAGTTGCATCAGCATTTGCATATATGCAATAACCTTGTCTTCTAAAACCATCTACGACAGTTCTTGGGGATTTGAAACCATATTTTTTTTGGACATTCATCCAAGAAATGGATTCGCCTCTGATAAGCGCATTTAAGAACTTTTTAGTTCTCGTCATAGTTTGTTTCGCCATGATATAATCTCCTGCAACTCAATTCATTTTTTTATACTAAGTTAAAAATCTGTTGCTCGTATTTCTACCTTAGTTCTCATGTTATTTTTTTAACATGAAGTTATCATTCCAATTAAATGCTTCTTTGCAAACTGGAATTGATAAACCTTTATAAACCCTACTTAATCTTCTTTCCTTTGCTAGTACTAACAAGTCTGCTTCGCCTGCACTCAATCCTTCTAATAATTGAATAAAAAGTGTTTCCCTACGAGCTTCCGAAAGAGCAGGTTTAGCAGGAATGCCAAGAACTGATATAAAATTATCAAGAACTCTAAATTCTCTATGTAATCTTGTATGTTCTGTACCCTCTGGAGCATCATTCGCTCTAAACGGAACACTACCTTCTGGTAATAACCAGTCTACATCTGGGTCAAAAGCAGCTCTTAAAAACCAACGCAATCCATCAGTATTGTATTGTTTTAAAATCTCAACCTTTTCGTCTTTTGTCTTTGCTTTATGTACTCGTTCAAGAATTTCATGAAAAAGTGGAACATATGTTTCTACAACCATAATTAAAAATCTCCTAAATTATTTATTAAGTCTTTCAACTTATTATTTATAAAGTAATTTATAAGATTTTTTCTCTTACCAATAACAGATGTCGTCTTATAAGTTTCTTTAATCTTGTCTTTAAGGTCTTGTGGTATCTTAGATAAATCTACCAATGTCGTATTCCTATGATAATTTCTTTTCGCTTCTTCATTAGGTGCAACATCCATAAAATCATGGTCTATCCATGCTTGTATCTTCTTTGTTGTAAGTGGTGTTTGTCTAATCTTCTCCACAAAACTATTATCGGCAGAAAGAACATTTGGTATTCCATCACTTCTATCACCTTTGATGATATGTTCTTTCAAATACAATTCTGGATTTTTACCATTCAACATTTTCTTTTGAACAGGATTCCATTGTCTTACATTCTTATATTTGTGTAATTGAATAAAATCCTTATCACCAGAAATAATCATAATATCTTCTTTTTCCGATTCACAAATAATCGCAATGATATCATCTGCCTCTGCACCATATACTTCTAAAATTTTATATGGAAAATTTTCTTTAAGTTCTTCTTTTAATAAATTAAGTGTATCAAATATAGTTTCCCAATCAAAATTACTTGCTTCTCGCATTTTCTTACGATTGGATTTATATTGTGGGAAAAAGTCTTTTCTCCAATAGTGTTTGCTATCATAACATAAGACCAATTCTCCATAATTTTTAACAAATTTCGTTCTATACATACGAATAGAATTCAATACCATATGTCTAACCAAATCTGCATTCACTTCTGAATCTTTTGCATGTCCTATCTGTATCATTAATGAAGATAGAGTAACCTGATTCATATCAACTAATACCATAATTATTCCTTATTATCATCACTATTTATATTGAATTGCCTATTGTTTAATTTTGATAAATCAAACTGTGAATAAATCCTTTTTGTTTCCTCATCAACATTAGAAATCATCGCTACATCTGATATCAATTGGATGGGATGAAAAAATCCGAAATGTCGAAAAATACATGCCTTCAAAGCTTCATTGACCAAACCAAAATCTTTTATAAATTCATGTTTTTCTCTATTCGCAATATCATTTTCGTCAAGAACATGAATTGCCTGTAGTATAATAGCTTCTGCTAAATCTTCGGCAAACATCAAATTATATCTCAATCTATTAGTTTCAGTTATTTCTGGAACTTTGATAGGAGTTTTCCATGGACCTTTTATAACATTATCAACATTATCATCCATCATTTCTTATACCCTTTGGATACAAATGTTTTGTTCTGTAGCTTTTTTTGTCGTAGAATAGCAGCAGCTTTTTTCACTCTGCGTTTCTCACTTGGTTTCATATAAGATTCTCTTTTCTTCAATTCAAATAATAGACCATCTTTTTGTAGTCTTTTCTTTAGAATACGCAACGCTCCATCTACATTATCATTTCTTACAATAACAGTAAAGTAATCACTATCGTCTTTTTTATATTCTGGTCTTGTCATAATATATTAGTAAATATTATACCATATCACAAAGATTTGTCAAATCGGAGTTAAAAAACTACTGTAACACCCTGTCATTATTAGATTTTTCTTTTGCGACCATATCCCCTGAATCCCTTCGTTCAATAGCTTTCCAATAATAGTGTTCTCCCAAATCCTGAATAACCATCAAAATATGGATTCGAAATTCTTTTAATTTCCTATCTTCATGGTATTCCTTAAATATATGTGTATTCAATTTATGGAAGTTATCAATAATCTTACGGTATGATTTTTCAATCTTAATCTCATGCTCATCAGTCGAAATGTTTAACTCATCTAAATGTTTAAGTCTTCTTACATCTGATATTAATCCATCTTCGAATGGTTTTTCGAATTCTATTAATAATGCTTTCAGTATGCCATCTTTATTAAATTTTTCTTTAATATATTTGCTTATATCTTGAAATTCGTCAAATAGTGTGGTATAACTAACTGACATTTGGCTCTTTTTCATATATCCGCTCTCCTTTATATAACCTTGTCATTCCATGTTATATTTTCTAAGAATCTAATCGAAATATTCCAACCTTATAAACAGATTGTTTATCCTCATCTTTGCCTTCATAATAATATGCCTTTGCACCAGGTATTAATTCTGCGCTATCGATAAGTTTAATAATTTCTTCACTATGTTCTTTACCTTTTTCGTCATTATTGGAAAAAACAAGTTCATCACCATCCCAATCGTATTCAAGTTCTCTACTATAACAATAGTCGTGTATCGTATGCTCGATATCTACAATGAAAGTATCCATATCCGACATATCAGTCCTCCTGCAATTATATTATATAGTATAACCATTTTGGTCCAAAAAGTCAATAGTACGCTATATTTAGGCAGATTTATTTTCTTTTCTCTGGATTTCTAAATGACGCTTTTTGTCAGTTGCCCAAAGGATTACTGACCTTCAAAGCTAATTCATTCATTTTCGCATCTAAAACTTCAATTGTTTTGCGTAACACTTCATTCGCTGTTTCAAGTGTCGCAACTCTTTTTTGAAGTTTTTCTGTAAAATCTGAACCTTGTAATGATTCTATGGTTTCCAAACGGGTATTAAACTGTCCCCAGGCGTAAAATCCACCACCCAATGTCGTAATCAAACCAATAATCAATATCCAGTTTTGTGCTTTTGATACAATGTTTTCCATATGTTATTTCCTCATGAGAATATATAATTCCCATTCTTTTTGCTTCCTTATATTTATCGCATTATTCAGGTCGGTTTGGTATTTGAGAACTGGGTCGTTTGCAGTTATTAATGCGAGTAGTTTGTTTTCATTTTCATATATGTTAAATTTATAAGTATCCAACATTACATTATTATCTTGGTAAATCGGTTTTTGATTATCATATAATTGTCGAGTATCAAATAAATTTGCATTTATATTGCCATATTCTTTTCCTATATCAATCTGATTTTTTATCATAACAGCAGCAAGAATATGATGCACCGCCTCCAATTGTTTATCCAATCCCTTAATTCTTTCTCCAATCTTTTGAGCAATCTTATCTACATCTACTTTAAGTTCAATTTTCTTCTGTTTCTTTTCTTTATCAACTTTTGCCTTTTTATCCTTTATCTTTACCTTACTTTTTACCTCTGCTTTTTTCTCTTTTGGTTCATCTTCTTCTTCTTCATCAGATTCTTCTTTGGATACGATAGTTGATTTTTCTTCTTTCTCCTCAGTTGGAGTATCTATTTCTTCTTCAACATCATCTGTTTTCGCAATTGGTGTTTCTTCAGGTTCTTCTTCAACCACTTCTTCTTTTGCTATACTTGTAAATGTTTGTGTAGTAGATTTTTCTTCTTTCATAACAGGTTCATCATTTATTTCTTCTGGCGATTCTGCAATAAATTCTTCATTTTCCCCAACAGATTCATCTCCATCAAATTCTTCTGGTTCATTATTACCAATATTAGTAAATGTTACAGTAGGTGGTTCTTCATCCATATCCATATCCATTTCCATATCCATTTCCATTCCCGAATTTACTTCTTCATACATTTCTGTTTCTATTTCTTCAAAAACTTCCATTATTTCTGGTTCTTCAAATTCCATATCACCCAACGATTCTTCCGTATAATCAGGCACATCTATCATATCTTCATCAGGTTCAAATAATTGAAACATATTTTCCATTCCTTCAAAAACACCAGCAAACATATCTTCAATATCATCTTCAATTGAAGTTGTTGCAAAACTTTCTGTAAAGATTTCATTATCTTCTATATAAAATGTTTCTTCAATAATTTCTTCATAATATCCTATTTCTTGACCAACATACATATTTTCACTTTCAATTTCATCTTCAATTAAATTTTGAACGATATTAAGGTCATCATCCATATTCTCTATTATATCAGATACACCTTCATCAGGACAAGTTGATGGTGTTTGTTCCCAGCAATATAAAATTAATGTGTTAACCGATTCCGTTACAGCTGTGCTTGATGTTGTAACTGGTTCAACCCATTCAACAGTAATTTCATTATATCCTACATCTAATTCTACATCATCAATATCTGGTCCCCAATGATAAGCAGTATATCCACTACCAGCATTTGATACAGTTACTTTGATACTATAATCTGTTTCTGAATTTCCAGTATTAATATAAGTATCAGTATAATTAATATAAGTATTACCAGTATTAGAATAATTCTTTCCAGATATTATTCTTTCTTGTGTCGTTACATTCCCACTAGCACCTGTTATGGTTTGTGTTAATTTGGTAGTATTACCTGTAAGATTATGCCAATACCATAAATCTGCTGACATCTTAGATGAAAATCCATTATTGATTTCTGCTTGTGATAGTTCAGCATCATCTTTAACAGATATGGTTTGTTCTATTTTAGAATCATAACCTGAACAAAAAGAACCACCAGGTGAATTGCCACCTCCTTGCGATACATTATTGTGTCCACAATTATAACCAGTAATCGTCCAACCATCATTTGAATATGATGTGCCTGTACCAAATGTAGAGTTAGTTAAAACATCTCCTGTTTGTGTTGTATCTTCGGAAACTATATTTTGATTATACCCTGGCACGGTTGTCGTGGTAATCGTAGTAGTTGTTGTAGTAGTCGTTGTGGAAATATCACCTTGTTGTGGGATATTCTGTTGAACAACATCAGCTGATGTCGATGTAGAAGTAACATCTGATTTTACGGTTATAGGTGTTAACCAGAAAATCAGAAAAAGTATCCCAACAAATTTTAATATAGTTTTAATAAATTTGGACAAGATATTCTCCCAACTAATCTATGGTGATTCCGCCTACACTTTTGTGTCTTGAAAAATCTTGTGGTTTACTTTCCATATGTTTAAAATTAAACTTAAACCAACTTTTACCCTTTTCTTTTATATTGGAAGATTGATTATCTTTTTTCTTTGCTTCAACATCATATAATTCTTTCATTTTTCTTCTAGTTTCTATTTCAGCTTTCTTTTGTTCTGCTCTCTTAATCGCATCAATTTTTTCTTGTGCTTCTTTACTTAATTTTTCATTAATATATTCTCTCTTTTTAAGTTTATCAGTATATCTATCATAATCTGGTCTTTCTATATCATATTTTTTCCATTGGTTTTTAGCATCTCGTCCAATCTTACCTTCAAATGGACATGGAGTTCCAGCATGTTCCATTGCACTAAACACTCTATCATCTTGGCAGAGTATCGCAACAGCAGCAACTCTCATCTGATAATCATAAAGAAGTTTTGATAATTTCATTCTTTCACAATTCGGGTCAGTAAAATATGTTCCACCCGATATACCAAGTCCAAGTGTTTGAATACCAAATCCTAGACCAACGGTGCAAAGGTCTTGTGAGTAACTCGACATTGAAGGAGCACTTGCATTCCCAACTGGTATTGATTTTTGGTTTGTGCTTGATGTATTAGTAGATGTAGTAGTCGTGGTATTTGTTTGCCCACCATCAAAAGTATTTGTTGTTTCAGATGTATAACCACCACTTATAGAAGTGTTACTGCCACTTGTGTTGGTTTGTGTAGAATCAGAATTGTCATCTGCAAAAACAGGATTTAAAGGCGTAATTATCAGCGATAATAGTAGAAAAAAAAGTAATATTTTATCCATTTAGAAGCTCTCTCCTTACCTTCTATTACTGATATTTATACAATCAGAACATCAATAAAACACTTATTATATCTTTCCTAAAGTATAATCAATTAATTTCTGCTCATTTCTTCTACCCAGTTCTTCCTGTGCTTGACCTTTCCAATCGAAGATGATTGCCCCCAAATTATTTTCAATCAATTCTTCTAATTCTTCTTTAGATAATTCTGCAAAAACTTGTTGAACTGCAGTCTCTAATTCTATAACCAGTTTATTAATTTTTGTGATAATGAAAATATATTGCCTCATCTTTCTCTTGTTATCATCAATTTTATCTTTATTCATATTTTTTTCCATATTTACAAATAAAATAAGCATCAACTATATCAGTCAAAGGATTTGTGATAGAACAATTTAATATGTTTTGTAAATCAACTTTTGTTTCGTTATAGAATGCCTCATACATTAATTCTTTATTGGCATTTCCTTTTCCAGTAGCATATTTTTTTATTATACTGGGTGGTATTAACTTCACAGGATTGCCTTGTAGATAAAGATTATATTTTAAAATACCAGTATTTTCTGCGATAGAAAAAACTCTACCTTTGCTTCCCAAAGAGTAGTCTTCCAAATATACTTTGATACAACTATCAAGTTTCAGCTGAATCATAATCCAATTGCTTAGTGCGTGAAACCTTTCTTGCTGGCAGTCCCAATCTTTATAAAGAATTTCTCCAACAATCTTTCCATCAGCAAAACTACCTATATATTTTCTCTTGTCCGTAAGATAATGAATTTTACAGGTGTCCCAAGAAACGTCTTCAGCAAACGAGAGACAAATGGCGGGACATGTCATGCTGTAATCTATTCCTACTTTTAGAGCTTTTGGGTTGAATTCGCTACCCGGCCTGGATTTTCGCATAATATTCTCTCATATATTCTCTCATATATTCTTTCTTCTTTTCTTTCTGTTCTGGTTTTTCATAATATTCTTTACTATAATTTTTAGGTCATTTAAAGCAAAGACACTTACACACTTCGAAAGTGTCTAAAAGGGGGTTTAAAATGCGCCTGGCAGCGGATTTTTCGTCAATCATCCTACGAAATTCCAGCGGGGGTAAAAGTGATATCACAACTATTTCCATCTTGCCCACCACATGCCAATTCTTGACTTGAAATAGTCGTATCTGTAGATTCGTATCTTGATAACATTCGCCAGTCTACATTTTTAGGCATCTTCTTTAAAAATTCATTATATTCTTCTTCCGTACAATCTTGATACGGTGCTTGTTTATAAACATGGTCGGTAAATGGTAAAAATGACACGCCGCTCATAAAATCAAAATTATTATAAACCCATGCTCCTACTTCCATCCATTCTTTTTCTTTTACAGAAATCGTTACAGATGGTTTATGTTCGCACCAATGTTCTTGATAAATTTTCCAAACCTCTAATTGTTCAATAGCAGTCATATCACTACGAAAGACTGCATCTTTATCACATGATTGTGGAAACGAAAATACAACATTATGTTTGTTCGTATAATCTTCTTCATTTGGAAATCCTGCATCAATCATCATTTTTGAAAGTGGGTCTTTCACATCTCCACGAACTGTACGAATATAAAATGGATTATGTCTCGCATGAATACCAGACGCAGAATTAACTAATTGTGAAACTGTTCCAGATGGTTTTACACAAGTAATCGCAACTGAATGATTAATACCAATATCCTTTGCATATTTTTTATTTGTATCAATTGCAACTTGTTTTAACTCTTGTAATCTTTTATCCAAGCCCTTTTCTTTACCATTCGTAAAACAACATTCCATTATACCTGTAAGAGAAACCCCAAGAAGTCTTTCTTCTTGGCAATTCTTTTTCCATTCTTTTGCAATATATTTAAAATTAAGTAATGTGGATTGAAAAGTGCCTAAAATAGTCGCAAGTCTTACCTTTTCCTTTAAGGTTTCCATAGTATCTTCTGGTCTTATTACAACTTCCGATAAATTACAAAATTCTCTTGAACGTAAGATGATTTCAGAACAAGGATTTGTTCCAAAGTCTATTCCATCAGTTTGTCTTCTGCCATTTTGAGCAGCAATCTTGACAGCAGAAGCACGATTAAAAATTCCTCTTTCACCAGATTTAGAATCATATAATGATTTCCATTCTTTTAAGAAAATTCCCGTATCTGGAGTTTCATTATATATCGCAGAATTGTTTGCAAGTGCTCTCTGTGGTTCTGTTTCCCACCATCTTCCAGTCTTTGCAGCTCTCATTCTATCATCAGATAAATTAGAAAGAGAAATCAATGCAGAACGTCTTACACCACCCACGACAACTATCTCTGCAATCTTACAAATAATATCATGACATTCAAGAGAAGTAAGTTTTCTACCAGCTGCATTGCGTAATATTTTTATACAAAATTTAAATAAATCATCTAATGGTTCTGGCCCAGATGCACGACCACCAAAAGTTTTTAATGGTGTGCCTGCTGGTCTTACTTTACTTAAATCCCATTTTGGAATTTGTCCATGATATACCATTGCAAGAAGGTCTTTAAATGCTTTTGCCCAACCAAGTTTTGAATCTGCAACAACTATCTTTGTATCAGTTGGATGAAATTCTTCTGCAACAACTGGAAGACTATTAACTGCTTGTCTGTCAACAGAAAATCCAACTCCTGTTCCATTCATTAAAATATAAAGAATTTCATCAAATGCTTGTGGTCTATCTACTGCAACATACGAACAATTATATCCTGCAATATTTTCTTTTTCAAGTGCATCACCAGCAGTCATAAGACATCTCATAGAAGGCATAATTTTTAACTCTAATATAAAATCTCTCAATTGTTTTTTCAACTTATCCGTCATTTTATATTTGTGCATTTTCTTTAAATGTTTCTCAAAAAAAGTAAAATATCTTGATATCGTTTCATTCCAAGTTTCTCGTCTATTTTCTTCAGGTATCCATCTTGAATATCTTGATAAATGAATAAATTGTTGATATTGAGTAGGTAAATTATTAGGCATTTGTTATGTGACTCCTTAAATCTTTTTCCAGTCTATTAATCTCGTTTTGGCATGGAGATTGGAGAAAGTATTATTACTTATAATTCCATGAATTTCTGCAGAAGTTTTACCAGAAAGCACCATGTCATTAATATCTTTTTCATTAATATTGTCAGGCCAAATTACAATCGACTGATTTTGTTTAATGGACTTTTCCATTCTTTTTATTATCTCTACGTTTCTTGGTTCATTATCATAGATAACTGTGTAATTTTTTTCATCCATATCTAATTTAAAATCAGCACCAGCAACAGCAAGACAATTGTCAAGAAAAAGACTATCAATCGGGCCTTCAACAACATAAACATGTTTATTAAAATCAATTCTATCAAGACCAAATATTTTATTTCTTTCTTCTAACATTATCGTAATATATTTTGGATTTTCTTTCCCGAATGCTCTACCCTGATAACCAAATAAAATATTTTCCTTATTAAAAAATGGAATAACTAATCTTGGATGGTCATCTTTAAGTGATGGAAATTTATCAGGTAAAAGTGTATTGGTAAATTCAAAAAATCCAGATGTAAAATATAATTTAGAATAATATTTTTTTGGAATTTTTCTTTCTTCCAAAAATTTTACTGCTGGGTGTGAAGTTTCTAAAACATCAAAACTTTTAAGTTCATGTAAATCTATATCAATACGTTTTTTAAACTCTGGTGGTTTAAAATCAAATTTTGGTTTTTCCGAGGAATGTATATTAGATGTATATCTCGACATTATATATTGTTTATGTAAATCTATATCAACATATTTTATTAAATTACCCAAGGTTAATCCTACTGAACAATTGTGGCATTTATAAAAAAAGTCATTCTTTTTTTGAAAGACATATCCTCTTGCTTTGACTTTACTTTTTTTACTATCACCACAAACTGGACATCTGAAATTGAATAAATTATTCCCTTTCTCTTTATATGATTTTAATTGAGAAGATAATCTTCTCATGAATTCTACATCAATATGATTGTACATAATAAAGTCTTTCTTATATATTACATTAAAAAAATAGAAAAGTCAACATTAAAACTGTATAAATTTATTCAATACAAATCCTATCACAATCGCACCACCAACAATTAACCATCTCCAATTTTCCAGAACACCAACTCTATTATTCAACCCAATTCTTAAATCGTCAATATGTTTTTTAGTATTTTCTATAATGTGTTTTTCAGTATTGCTAACTCTATCATATAATTCGCTATTAATGGCAGTAATTCTACTATGAATTTCTTTGATATCTATCGCTAATTCTTTTCTTTTTGCTTCTATCTGTAGTGTATTATCATTAATAATTTCTTCTTGTCTTTCAAGCTTTTCTTCATGAACTGCTAACATGATATGAATAGAACTTGATACTTCTATAATTTTTGTAATCGCTTTATCTAATCTAATATGAAGATGTTTCATCTCTGAAACGTCTCGTTGCAAAACTTCAAATTCTGTACGTAAATTTTTTTCCATTGATACACTTGATGACCATGAATTTCCTTTAGTCGTTTCATTTGCCATGTTAACAGCCCTCCTTATTCAATTATTTTTCTTCGGTCATTAAAGTCCATGCACCATAAATTATAGCTGCGTATGCACACAACTTAGCAATAGGACTAAAAAAAATAACAACAATACCGAATAAAATCAATGTTGTTCCATCCCAAGTCGTTCTTTCATCAAATCTATCTTTCATCCATTTAGACATTTTTATTCTCCATTTGTTCAATTTTTTGTTCCAAATCATTTATTTTCTTTGCAATATTTGGATACTTTTTCTTCCATTGTTCTTCTGTTTCAAGAATATTTAAATCATATCTATCTGCAGCCCAATTATAAAATTGAGAAAACTTTGCATATGTCCATATGCCTAAAGCAGTTGTCTCAAACCATTTTGCCGTTGCACTACCAATAATACCACTAGCGATTGCTTTTAATAAAAAATACCACATAACTTTTTCCTTTTATACTATTGCAGACCAAATATTTCTTAGTTTATTTGAATAACGAGTAGATGAATGGTCTTTAAATCCATCAAAAAACTGCCACTTTTTAAGTGCAGCCCATCTGCCTCTCATTTTATCTTTGAATCTCTGCCAGTATGATTCTCCATTCCTCATATTTCCGTAATGGTTGATATAACACAATTCCCCATGATGTGAAAACCCCATTATCCATAATGGAAATTTTGGAACTACATCATTATTATTAACAAATCTTTTATGTTCTACTTTCAATCCTTTACAAAAAATTTCACCACCTACTCTGGGTGAACCATATGTATATAATTTTGGATTTAGGTGTTCCAATCTTGATGCACAAATAGTTGCCATGGCAGCACCGAGTGAATGTCCAGTAATCCAAATCTGTTTTTTAGTTGTATTCGGCAATACCTCTAAAATACTATTCCAAAGTTTATCAACTTCTTTTTGAAATCCTCTATGTACCCAACCTTCTTGACCACTTTTTGCTGGTCTTTTAAAAAGAGATATATCCGCTTTAATATCATTCAATTCTTGTGGTTCTGTTCCACGAAATGCAATTATAATATGTCCTGTATTACTTGCAATATGAACTTGAGCACTTTTAATACTTAAATATGTATGATTTTTAAAACCTATATTGTCAAATTGTTCTTTGACAAATTTTCCACGGTGGTAAGCAAGTGAAGAACACTCTGCAAAAAAATAATTATTTTGCACATCATTTTCAAAAGTTATACCTAGACAATAATTAAAATATTTTTTTAAACTTGGCATTTTATTCTTTCTCTTTTTTTAGTTCTCTTTTTGTACCTTCTGCTACTATCTCATAATATATAATAATTTCTTTTTGTTGTTTGATGTATCGTTTTACATCTTGGACATTAAACGCAAGATTTTCATAATCTCTTATAGACATTGCAATAAATACCAAGTCAGAATTTTGCTTTAAAAATCGTTCCTTAAAATCTTCAAGATTTTTTGCTGTTACAACATAAAAATGTATACCATTCATTGATACTGGTTTTGGCCATGGTTGAATGGGAATAGTTCTATCAACCCGAATGGTTCTTACATTTAAAGCCTTTGTTCCACTTAAAAAAGAACAACCAGTTGTTCCAAAAATTAATCCTAATATTAATAGTACCGCTTTTATTTCCATGACATATTACCTCGTTGGTCGTTGTGTTAAATCCTCTATAGATTTATGTTCTCTTTTAGTCGCCCTATTTATTATCTTTTCTATTAAACCTGGTTTTCTTAATGCATTTCTCGTTAAATTATGTCTTTGTAATTTTTTATGTAATGCGTCTTGCTCCTTTTCAGCATCATCTAATTTAATTTGCAATTGATGATTTAATTTATTAAATTTCTCTGCATCTTCTTGTAAAGTATCTATTGCTGTTTGTTGAATTTGAACTGCAGTTGCTAATTTTGCATTGTTCTCCGTCAACACTCGAATACGATTTTGTGTATCCTTATAATAAAAATAAAAACCACCTGCCATAGCAACCATCAAGACACCCATAATTAACATTCCCTTTAATCCCATTTCATATCACTCCTTTTACTTATATACCGTATAAACATACCATACGAGTATTACTACACATATTCCTATCGCATAACTATCCATACATCTATTTATATCTTCTGTTGTTTGGAATTATCTTTTTCGATTATAAGTTTGTAAAAGTTTTATAGATGAATACTTTCTATTATTTAAAAGATTAGTTAACCAATGTGGAAAACTGTCATCATGTTTAACATCATAAATCTCTATTTTACCGTCTTTCCAAGATGCACCAAGCTTCTTTTTACCTTTTGTAGCATATCTAGTATCAGTCGTACCACCAGTAATACCAGATAATTGAACAGTAACTTGTGAACCTGATTTAAGTATAGGTATTAATTTTAGAGCATCTTTCGTTTTTATAAAAATTTGAGCACCAAAAGTTTTATCAGAAATTTTAGGTTTCTTTGCTTCATCAACTTCACGAACTTTTTCTAATAATTCTCGAAAGTCATGAAAATTCTTAAAGTTTTCTACTCTTAATATTGGATTAGTCGACTTAAAATCTTTCTTTCTTATTATAGTTTTTGCAACCAAATCGAGTTCATTATTTTTTTTATCTACGGCTAATACAAATGGTAGATTAATATCGCTGTTCATATCTTTGATTACTGCTTGTGCTTCTGAACCCATAGATTTTATTTTAGTTCCATATTTTTCTCGTGATTTTTTAAATAAAGTAAGTAATTCGTTTGTTGTGATTTGTTCTTTATTTCTTGCATCATTTAATCTCGCAAGAAAATGATTACTAAATTCTATATCAATCTTTAAAGACCTAAAAATCTTATCTGCATACTTTTCAACTTGGTCTAATTGGGATTTAGATACTAATTGTCTTTTTTGCCCTGTTACCATTGGTTTAAAAGTATCAAAGCCCGCACCACTAGAACCATAAGCATCCATTGTAGACGCATTCAAATCTGATATCGGTTTGTACGAATCAATAGGAAGATAGGGGTAGGTATATTCCCTGAAGGTTTTTTTCATTTCGTAGTTATACCTTTACTTGTTTTTTTAATTCTTCTCTTTTTGCTCTTAATGACATAATACGTTCAACGAATTTTTTAGCTTCTCTCACTCTGCCATCCATTTGAATAAATTTTTTCTTCTTTTTGGGGCGAACTGGAACAGTCGAACTATCATCACCTGTTCCCGCTACTGCAGTACCAGTTGCAGTTGTCGGTACATCTTCTGGTAATACGGTAGTCGGTTTTTGAAGACCTAACTTTTCATCTTTATAGTATCGTTTCATCACTTCAGCAAATTTTGGTTTTTTGTTCATCTTTCTTTTATATCCTCTAAACTTATATATAATGTCTCTTTTGATTTTTCGTGGATAACAGGAAAAATTTCTACACCTAAAACCGTATCAATAGGCGAAGTATCCTGTGTTGCAAAAACTTTATCACCTTTCTGTGCAACTATATCTTCAGATTGTTTGCTTAAAATATCATTTTGAAGCATATATTCCCCTTTAGGTAATATCTCTCCAAACCCAATGACTTCTTCAGATACACTATCATCTATTTCATAATTTTCTTTTAAATATTCCAAAAATGTTTTTTCTATAAATCGGGGGTCTTCAAAATGTTCTTTAAATGTATCTTTAAGTAAAAATAATGCAGCTGCATATGTACCCACTTTTGTCCTTAAACCAGGTACTTTCGCAAATATTTTTTTAATATTAAAAACAAGTTTATGTAAAATAGTATATGAATTTTTTAAATCTGAAGTTGTTAACTCAACAGCAGGTTTAGATGAATTTAGTTTTCTAATTCTATTGCCTTTTTTATCAATAATACCAAATTTAAATGCATCTGATTTTTCGAATGAAGTCGTAAGTATTCTCAAAAAACGATATGCTACAAATAAATCAATTG